CTCGGCAGTTCGCGGTCGAGGAGATCGCCCGGATCTTCAGGTGTCCACTGCATCTGTTGCAGGTGTCGACGCCGGGCGCGATGTCGTACGCATCGGTGGAGCAGAACGCGATTCAGTTCGCTCAGTACACGCTCCGTCCGATCATCTCCAAGTTCGAGACGGCGCTGTCGACGTTGCTGCCGGGTCCGGCGTTTGTCAAATTCAACCTCGACGCGATCCTGCGGGGCGATATCCAGACGAGGTTCGCGGCGTACTCGACGGGGCAGCTCGCGGGGTTCCTGTCGGTCAACGATGTCCGACGGCTCGAGGATTACGCGCCGGCACCGGGCGGGGATGACTACCGGGTGCCGCTCGCGAACGTCAACCTCGCGGCCGCGAACATCGTAGAAACCGATCGGAAGACCCAGATGTTGACCAGGTTGATCATGGCGGGGTTCGACCCTGCCGAATCCTTGAAGGCTCTGGATATGCCGGCGATCATGCACACGGGGATTCCGGTGACGTCGCTTCAGTCGGTGGCATCTATCAATCCGGTCGATCCGGGGAGCGTGTACCCATGATATCGAACAGTCAGGTGACGCTAGGCACCGTTGCTCAGGTGATCGTGGGTCCGTCGATCAATCCGCAGCTCGTGTTCCTTCATTCGCAGGAGACGGCGACGTCGAGGAATATCTATTTCGGTGGGCCGACGATCTCGGCTACGACGGGGCCGCACATGGAGTCGAAGGAGAGCGTGTATCTCACGCTGCATCGTGGCGAGACGCTGTATGCGGTCAGTGATCCTGACGGGCTGGTGCTCGGCATCATGGTCCAGACTCAGGATGGCTGATGCCGTACTTCATCTCCGATTCGACGGACTGCCCTTCGTGGGCGGTCGTGAAGGCCGACGGCGAGGTTGTCGCGTGCCATCAGTCGAAGGAGTCCGCGATCGACCAGATGGTTGCCCTTTCCCTCGAGGAGGACATCGAGCCGGGCGGCGAGCTGCGGGCCGCGACTCCTCCGGGCTACATCCGGGACGCGGCACGGAAGGGGCTGGAGTACAGCCGGGCCGGGCTGGGCGGTGACGGGTTGACGGATCAGACGATCCGGGAGGCGCGTCTCATGGCCGACGGGACCGTCAGTGACGACAAGGCGATCAGGACGTCGGCGTGGGCGGCACGGCACGCGGCGGATCTTGACGCTCCGAAGAATAATGATGCAGATGACGATGGCTTTCCGGGACCGGGTGCCGTGGCGCATTACCTTTGGGGCATTGATCCGCTTGATCCGGGGCCGGCGCGGGCATGGTTCGACAATCAGGCGAAACTGATCAGGGAGGGCGAGATGGCTTCGAGCAGGATCGTCGGCGGTGAGCCGATCGTCATCAGCGACATCGACGGGACCATCTTGAACGGCGACACGCCGATCGCGGAGACGGTCGCATTCCTCGAGCAGACTGACGAGGACGTCTACATCGTGACGGGCCGCAACGAGGAGCAGCGGGCGGCAACGGTGCGGGCGCTGGCGGCTGCGGGTGTCGAGTATGAGGAACTGCTCATGAATTCGGGCGCGACGTCGGACATTCTCAACTTCAAGCGCGAGACGGCGCAGCGGCTCCTGGAGGAGCATGACGTGATCCTTGCGGTGGAGAATAATGCGACGATGCGTCGGATGTATCGGGCGCTCGGTATCAAGGCGGTGAATGTCGGCGAGCTTCCGCCGGCCACGAGGAAGGCGACAAGAGTCATGGAGACACGGGCACATTTCGTCGACGACATGGAAGTCAGGGCGGTCGGCGACAAGATGACGTTCAAGGGCTACGCGGCCGTGTTCGATTCGGATTCGGAGCCGTTGCCGTTCATTGAGCGGATTCGACCGGGCGCGTTCGCTCGGACGTTGAAGAGCCGCAACAACGTGAGAATGTATGTGAATCACAACGACAGCCAGCTTCTCGCGTCGACTCGGTCGGGGACGCTGCGGCTGAAGGAAGACTCGAAGGGCCTGCTAGCGGAGGCGGATCTTCCGATGACGACGGATGGCCGGAATATGTCGATCCTGCTGGAGCAGCGGATCGTCGACTCGATGTCGTTCGGTTTCAGTGTTCCTCGCGGTGGCGACACTTGGTCGGCGGATGGTTCACGTCGCACCCTGACAGAAATTTCTTTGTTCGAGGTCAGCGTCGTCACCGGGATGCCAGCGTATGCGGCGACGTCCGCCGGAGTGCGGAAGCTCGCGGCACGGGTCGCAGTCGACGAGGTGACGCTGGCGGCCGCACTGGTCACACTCGAATCGGGTGAGGAGTTGGACGAGGCTCAAGCGGATCTCATTCGCGGTGTCGTCGATCAGCTCGCACCGAAGGCGGAGATCAAGCCGGATAATTCGCTGATCGTCGCGAAGCAGCTCCTAGCATTGATGGAGATGCAGGTCTGATGTAACATCCGGTTATTGCCGGGCTGTGGAGCCACGTTCGGTTAGGTGTGCGGAGCCGCTACCAGTCAACCTGCGATTCAGTCATCTAATTTGAGAGGCAACATCATGGATGTTTTGAAAGCTCAGTACGAGGCGCGGGCGAAGGATCTCGAAGCCGCAAAGGCGATCGTCGATCTCTGCGCCACCGAGGACCGCGCGATGACCGTCGATGAGAAGGTCACGTTCGATCGCACCACGGAAGAGTTCGCCCGCCGTAGCGCAATGATCGAGGAACTGAAGCGGATGTCGGCCCATGAGGCTGAGGTTCGTGCGTCGCAGGAAGGCCACGAGGATCAGATCCGCCCCGTCGGCCAGGTCGTCAAGCCGTCGAACGACGTTGAGACGATCCGGTCGCTTGCTCGTGGCGAGATCCGCTCGGCTGACTTCGGCATGGAGCGCCGCGATGTGCTCACGTCGAGCACGGGCGCGCCGGTTCCGACGTCGTTCTACGACCAGGTGATCATGCTTGCCCGCGCCGTCGGCCCGATGCTCAACGTGTCGACCACGATCAACACAGCTGGGGGAGAGAACCTTCAGATCCCGCGACTGTCGGCGTATTCGACCGGGACCGTTACATCTGAGGCCGGGCTTATCGGCGAGTCCGATCCCACGTTCTCCAGCTTCATCACACTGTCCGCCTACAAGTACTCCTTCCTCACGCAGGTGAGTTCCGAGCTGCTCTCCGATTCAGGGGTCGATATTCTGGCTCTCCTGGCCCAGAACTGCGGTAATGCTCTCGGCTTCGCGGTGAACACCGCCCTCACCACGGGCACCGACACCACTGAGCCGAACGGTGTCGTCACGGCGTCGGGTTCCGCCCTCATCGGTGGCACCGGCTTCGCGACCACTGGCGCATTCACCTATGAGAATCTCGTCAGCCTGTACTACTCGCTCGATCCGGCTGCGCGTGCGCTGCCCGGCATCGGGTTCATGGCGAAGGGATCGAGCATCGCTGCGATGCGGACGCTTAAGGATGGCGCGGGCAACTTCGTCTTCCAGCCGTCAATGTCGGAGTCGACCCCGGATCGTGTTCTCGGTGTCCCGCTCTACGAGAACCCAGCGATGGCTGCGATCGGCGCATCGACGAAGTCTGTCATCGCGGGCCACTTCCCGAGCTACTACGTCAGGACCGTCGGCGGTATCCGGCTCGACCGGAGCGATGACTTCGCGTTCTCCAGCGATCTCGTGACGTTCCGTTGCACGTTCAGGGTCGACGGCGACCTCCCGCAGACCTCTCACATCAAGCACTTCGTTGGCGCTGCAACCTGATTCACCCTCTAGACCCCGACGGTCGGCCCTTTCCCGCAGGTACTGGGCCGGCCGTCGGGCACCTGCGAAAGGAAGGCATCCTGCGGATGGCTCAGAACAAGAAGAAGAAGGCACGACGCTCGGCGAGCCGGGCGATCCTCTGGAACTCGAACTCGCCTTGGGCACGCTCCGGGTATGGCGGCCAGACTGCGCAAGTCACGACCAGGCTGCAAGCGGCCGGGCATCGGCTCGCGATCGCATCGAATCACGGTCTGGAGGGCACGACCCTCGACTGGCATGGAATCAGGCAGTATCCCCGCGGGTTCGATATGCATTCGAACGATGTCGTGCCGGCGCATTACCAGGCGTGGGCGCATGAGCACGCCGACCTCGACCCCCTCCTCTTCACCCTGTATGACGTGTATGTCTTCGGGGGGCCGCAGTGGGATTCGATCCCGCAGATAGCGTCGTGGGTGCCGATTGATCACACGCCGGTTCCGCCGAAGGTTGAGAAGTGGTGCGCTCGCCGGAACGTGACCCCGTTGGCGATGTCGCGGTTCGGTGAGGCGATGCTCGCGAATGCCGGCATCGACTCGATCTACGTGCCGCATGGCATCGACCCGATCTTCAAGCCGACGGCGAGCATCACGGCGGGCGGGAAGGAGTTGACGGGCCGGGAGTTTATGGGGATCGATGAGGATCGGTTCGTGTTCGGGATGGTCAGCGCGAACAAGGGCATCGTCCCGAATCGTAAGAGCTTCCCTGAGACGTTCCTCGCGTTCGCGATGTTCGCGAAGCATCACCCCGACGCCGTTCTCTACATTCACACGGAGGACCGGGGCGCGATGTCGGGGATCAATCTGCTGGAGCTGGCGGCGGCGTGCGACCTCAAGACGGACCAGCTGCGGTTCGTTGATCAGTATGTGTTCCGGTCGGGGGTCGGGAATGATCTTCTGGCGGCGATATACACGGCGATGGACTGCCTTCTGATCCCGTCGATGGGTGAGGGGTTCGGCATTCCGCAGGTAGAAAGCCAAATGTGCGGCACGCCAGTCATCTGCACCAACACGACGGCATCACCGGAGTTGCTCGGTGACGGGTGGCTGGTGGAGGGTCAGCCGTGGTGGGATGCGATGCAAACCGCGTGGATGGTCACCCCGAGCGTGCCGTCGCTCATCGAGGCGATGGAAGCGGCATACGCGCGGGGGCGCGGCCGGTCGCAGATCGCCCAGGACTTCGCCAGCCAGTACGGGGCCGACTTCGTGTTCAATAATTACTGGTTACCTGCGATGGAGGCGTTGCGGTGATTCCGTGCATGATCGTCCCGATCCTGAAGGGGCCGGATATCCTGCGCCGGATGCTCGACACGATCGACTACCCGGTCGCGAAGTTGATCATTATTGACAACGGGGACGCGCTACGCGAGACGAACGGCTGGCCGGTCGAGCATGTGCAGTCGACGAAGGTCATCAAGATGCCCGCGAATCTCGGGGTCGCGGGGTCGTGGAACCTCGGGATCAAGGCTGATCCGTTCGCCCCCTGGTGGCTGATCACGAACTTTGATGTCGAGTGGCCGGCCGGGTCGCTGCGGATGTTCGCGGAGCAGGCCGGGGAGGGTGTGCTTCTCGCGCAGTCGCCGCAGCCGTATTGCGCGTTCGCTGTCGGCGAGGACACCGTGCAGCGCGTCGGACTGTTCGACGAGGGCTTTCACCCGGCATATTTCGAGGACAACGATTACGAGCTGCGGTGCGCGGTGGAGGGCGTGAAGGTGAAGCGGTCGACGATTCCGATCGTGCATCACAATTCGTCGACGATCGGATTCTTCGGGGAGATCAACAATCGCACCTACTCGTCG